ACCGGTCATGGGTGTTTATCGCGGTATCGCACAGGATGGTGTCGTTATCACAAGCGGTCGGGCTAAGTTGGAGTTTCTGGCGCGCAATGCGCCAGCGACAAAGACTGCCAGCTTTACCGTAGCTGATACTGAGACACATATCGTGTGCAACGGTGCGGCTTCGATCACGGTGACTCTCCCCAGCGCTTCGCTTTGGCCAGGGCGGGAGATCGTGATCAAGACTATTGCAGCGTTCACGGTTGTGTCTGCTGCAACTAACGTGCTTCCGGCCAACTCGGCCACTGCGGGTACCGCCATCTTGGCGGGTACTGCGGGCGCTTGGGCATATCTCGTGTCCAACGGCACTAACTGGGTTATCATGGCGTCGTGATTGTGGGGGCTTCGGCCCCCACTTTCAACATTTGAGGTGGTTGTATGCCCGCTAATCTAACCGGTAGTCAGATAAAGGACACCTACAGCCAACTCCTCCATATTGATGGGGGTCCTGCGGCTACTGAGAAGGTCGTGCACAGCGGCACGGGTGTTGCTTCGGCGCTCAAGGTGGGCACCGGCTCTGCGTCGGTTGATAATTTACGTCTGGACGGCAACACGATCTCCTCCCTGGACGCCAACGGCAATATCAACATAACGCCAAATGGGACAGGTTCCGTTGTTATCCCAACAGCTTCATTTACGACATTGCTTGCGACCACTTTTAGCACTGTTAACGCAGCGGCACACGTCGATATTGCAGGTTCCACAGTAACCGCCGACGGCACCGACGCTAATATAGATATCACGCTGACCCCCAAGGGGACCGGTAAGGTTGTTGCTGATGGTGTTAGTATAGATGGTGGGGTTATTGCCACCACCACGACCAATGCAAATATTGTGCTCTCCCCCAATGGCACTGGCGAGATTATTGCCACGCGCCCCTTTGGGTACGGCGGTTCCGGCACTGGGGGTACGGTTACACAGGCAACAAACCGCACTACGGGTGTGACCCTTAACAGGTTGAGCGGGCAGATCACGTTGTTTGCGGCTACTGCTATCTCTGGGCATGGCTCTAATGAGTTCACGCTGACCAACAGTTTCATTGACCCAACTGATGTGGTGTATGTCTGCTTCGCTTCGGGGTTGACCGGTGCGAGCTATGATGCGACCGTTACTGCGGTGGGCACCGGATCGTGTAAGATCGCGGTCTCCAACCATAGCAATTCTGCTACCCCGGCGGATACTCCTGTGCTCAACTTCGTTGTGATCAAAGGAGTGAACGCCTGATGGCTAAGACCCCTGCATGGCAGCGTAAGGAAGGGAAGGACCCGGAGGGCGGTCTGAACGCCAAGGGGCGCGCTTCTTATAACCGCGCAAACCCAGGCAAGCCTGGATTGAAGCCGCCGGCCCCTAATCCTAAGACCGAGAAGGATGCTGCTAGGCGTAAATCGTTTTGCGCCAGGATGTCAGGAATGCCCGGCCCTATGAAGGACGAGAAGGGGAGGCCGACCCGTAAGGCGTTGTCTCTCAAGGCATGGGATTGTTGAGATGGCCGAGTCGATCCCTAAGAACCCCGCCCTGTGGTCTCGCGTGAAGGCTGCGGCCAAATCAAAGTTTGATGTGTATCCTAGTGCTTACGCCAATGCGTGGGCTGCTAAGGAGTACAAGAAGCGCGGCGGTACGTGGGGGGGCTCAGATAATCGGGTCAAGAAGCGTGGCTAAGGGTGGCCTTGGTAAGTGGTTTGGTGAGAAGTGGGTTGATGTAAAGACCGGCGATACCTGTGGTCGCAGTGGTTCTGAGAAAGGCTCCCGCGCGTATCCTGCTTGCCGCCCAAAGGCGGCTGCTGCTAAGATGTCTTCCACTGAGAAGGCCACTATATCAAGCCGCAAGACTGGGCCTGCACGACAATCATGGCCTATATCTCCTACAGGTAAACGGAAAGGACCCGGAAAATGACTGTTCGTTATCTAAAAAGTCGCAGGGATGGGACCATCTTTGAACGCGATGACATTCTTGCTGCTCGCAGTGATCTGTATGAAGTATTTGAGGAAGATGTGTTTCCTGAGCGTTTCGTGCCTGTAGCGGCGGTCGAGGCTGTTGAGGCGCGGCGCGGGCGCCCGCGTAAGGGGAAGCTCGACCTCACTACAGATGATATCCCTGAGCCGCCTGAGCCGGAGAATGTTGAGCTTAACGCTGATGCGTCAAGGGACCTGCCCGCGTGACACCGGCTGATGTAATCTTGGAGGCGCGTAAGCTCCTCCAGGACACGCAACCACCATACCGCTATTCCGATACCGATCTGGTTGGGTATGTGAACCAGACGTTGAAGCGCATCGCTGTCTTTCGCCCTACGCTTTTCTCAAATATAACGAGTGTGTTGCTCACAGGTAATACGGTCATTCAGGACCTACCAGCAGACGCGCATCGACTTATCCAGGTTTTCTATATAGACAACTTCAATTCTGTGAATGAGGTTGACCGGCAGGTTCTTGAGCGCGCTTATCCGCAGTGGGTTTCTGACCCAGCAGGGGTACCGTTCAATTTTGTTCGACACCCGCGAAACGCCACTAAGTTCTTCCTCTACCCGCGCCCAATTCCAGGGCTCACTGCTACAGTAGAGTATGCTGTTGAGCCGGGGTATTACACAATCAACACCGCGATCCCGCACTTGAAGGATACCTATCTCGGCGTTGTGGTGGACGGCGTGGTTTGGCTTGCTTCTTCTATTGATGACGAGCATGTGAACTCTAATAGGGCCAAGCTGTTCTATGACTCGTTTGTGCAAGCGCTAGGTGTTGACTTGCAGCAGCAAGCTGTGCTGGATAACGAGCGACCGCCTGTTACAAGGGAGTCGAGATGACCTCGCGCGCATTTTCTACCTTGTCAGCAAAGGTGAGCGCCAGCGCTCCTGGGTGCCCGTACCCTGTTATTGTGCAGCATATACGTGATGCTGCTATTCGCGTGTGCGAGCGCGCATTGGTTTGGCGGTATGAGCAACCAGCGTTTACGCTCACCCCCGGCGTGTATCAGTATTCGTTTGCCAAGCCAGATGCCACACAAGTTCATACTGTGTTCCATGCTACGCTTGATGATTCCCCGCTAGAGATTTTAACCCTAGATGATGCTAGGAAAGTGTATCCAGCGTGGCCTATAACCCTTGCAGGGCCGGCGATTACCACTGATGGTTCGCAACCCATGTCAGTCGCGCAAGTCGATACTTACCGGTATGTTGTCCTACCAGCACCGGATGCAGGTCCGTACAGTTTGCGTATGATCTACGCACTGAAGCCGTCTCGTGACGCTGAGGAGATGGACCAGTATGTGTTTGATGAATACGAAACACCTATAATGCACCACGCGCTACAGGCTTTGCTGGTTATGCCCGGAACTGCGTGGTCTGATCGTGAGTTAGCCACGTACCACGCAAAGCAGTTTATGTTTACCTTGAACGAAGCTAGAGCGCAGGCTAATCTGGGGGTGTTTCGCGGGTCGCTCTCTGTGCGGTTTCCGCCTTTTGCATAGGAGGTGCCTGTGGACCCGAGAGTATCTGATAGCCGCATCAAATTAGTCAAAGGGGATACTGGCCCCTCCATCCAACTGACGCTTACCTCCGAGGCCACAGGGTTACCTATAGACTTAACCGGTGCCACGGTTACCGCGCACTTTAAGTCTGTTGCTACCGGTAGTTTTGTCTTTAGTCGCGCATTGAGTGTCTTGGCCCCAGCGACCCAGGGTATTGCAGTTATCGTCTGGGGCGCTACCGACCTGAACCAGACTCCTGGCGATTACAACGCCGAGGTAGAGATTTTGTTTTCTGGTGGTGTGAGGCAGACTGTTTATGATTTGGTCAAGTTCAGGATACGAGACCAAATTGCATGAGTATCATCATATCCGAGGGTAAGACACGGGCGCGTGTAACCCCCTCAGGAATTACTATTGTCAGCAAACCAGTAGCTGATGCCGGGCCACCCGCGTCGGTTCAGTACCTTGTTGTTGCCGGCGGTGGTCCAGGCGGTGCTGGTGGCGCCGGTGGTGGCGGCGGTGGGGGGGTCCTTGCAGGAACCCTTAACATTACCACGGGTGTTATGCTCCCTGTGGTTGTTGGTAGCGGAGGTCTTGCCCCTACGCTTTATGGTGGAGGCCCGTATACCAACGGGGAAAACTCCTCTTTAGGAGGTCTAATTGCTATCGGCGGCGGCGCCGGGGGTAGTACGACTGATGGGTATACCAGAAACGGGGCTTCCGGGGGCTCCGGTGGTGGGGCCGCATTTGATCCTACAGCCGTAGCAGGAAACGGCACTTTAGGTCAGGGTTTTGCTGGGGGTGTTACCGGGGGTGATGATCCATTTTTTGATCTTTTTGGCCCGTCCGATCAGGGGTATCCCGGCGGTGGCGGCGGCGCTGGCGGCGCTGGCGGCTCAGGGGCGGTTGGGTTTGGTGTTGGGGGCCTGGGTGTGGTCAGCTCTATAACAGGCACAGCTCTTATGTATGGGTCTGGCGCTGGCGGCGCCGGGATATCAAATAGAGGTGCGAGCCAACCCGGAGCCGGTGTTTCAGTTTATGCTCCTCTCGGCGGTAA